TCGGCAGCGTCAGATGTGTATAAGAGACAGCAAAGCAACTCAATGAGCAATACAACAAATCCTGTATATCGGATTTGGAATACAACGAAGCAAAATCAACCTTAAAAATTCTTGAAAAGAGCAGAAACAATCTCGTTGAAGCAATAGCCAAAACAGGCATAAATGACATAATGTCAGACAAAATCAAAGAGTATGAAGAACAAATCAAAAAGACTGCCGAGTTCATTCAAAAGTATGAAAAGCAAAAAGTTGACAGAGTAATAACAGAAGATGAAATCAGAGAACAAATCAATCATCTCAAAGATTACTTTTACAACCCTAAGAATATAATAAGAACAAAGTATGTTCTTTCGCAATATATAGACAGAATTGACATCTCAAACGAAAATGTTCAGGTGCAATTCAAAGTATCAATGTCCCCATCAGGTAATACTGATGGGGATTATTTTTGTGTTCATACTGAGATGATAAAGAGGAAATATCTTTTTGATTATGTCTGCGAAAAGGTTGATTTTGAGCAATGGAACATAGAAAAACTGAACAAATCAGAATCGGAACATAGAAAAGGAGCATAGAAAAAGTGACTTATTTGGTGGACACTGACCGTATGCATACTCACACCGCTAAAAAATCCGATTGGAATGGGAGTTTTTGGGTAATATGGTGGGTTATTCTGTGTACGGTTATATGATTTATATTGAAGCATTTTTTACTACATAAATGATTATCGTTTTGTCTAAAACACCGCATAGATATAGGAATTATCATAAACAGAAAAAGTCACGACTGCATATGCAATCGTGACCGAGTTGGTGGAGATGAGGGGAATCGAACCTATAATATCACAGCTAAACACTAAATATATTAATATCCGTGTTGCATTTTGTGTTGCATTTCAGTTATTTTTTATAATTCGTATCATCATCCACAGAATCTTTAAGCCTATGAACAATGTTCACGAGAAACTTTGGAATCGGCGTACCGAGCTCAGACAAATTCTCAAGAATTGAAATAAGTTCGTTAATAATAAGCCACACGCACACGATAAGACCACAACAATATGTAACGCCAAAATCAAATCCTGCTGTTGCAAGGCCCGAACAAATTAAATAATCAACCACACCGCCAACTGCAACGAGCACAAGGTAGCTAACTTTCTTCAATATTCCGAGTAAACCTACTTTGCTTTCGATCTGCCCGTTCTTATATGCCGATGTCATTCCTGTTGCGTAATCAATTACCATCACAGCTACAAGAACCAGCACCGGAATCAATAACACATTAAAATATGAGGCTAACGCTCCGAGGACCACTGAAATAGTTGCTTGAATTATATTGTCTTTCATTATTTCACCTCATCGTAAAGCTGTTTTGCGAGAGCATATCCTTCGAGTTCCCACAACTTATTTTCAATTCTTTCCATACAGATTTTTTCGCCAATTTTTTCATCGTAGTTAGCAGGATCAACTGCTCCGCTTGCTTCATTTATAACAAAACCATTTGGTAATTTACAGCTTACCATAGTTACTTTGTTATAAACTGTTTCAATTCTAAATTCTGATTTTTTGAGCAATTCATCAATCTGCTGCTTTGTTACTGCATTTTTCATTTTATACCTCCAAAAATCAAGTCAAAGTAATCTGCACTCTGTCAATGGCTTTTCCGAACGAACCTGCGTATCCGTCCTGCTTGCTGTCATTTTCGTCATCGTACTGCCAATCGTAATAGTTTTCGCTTAAGCTTGATACTCTGTATGTAGCTTTGTAACAACTGCCATGCGCATATTTTACATCCTTAGGTGTTGTGTAATAAACCTGCACAGCGTCAATCTCCACACCGAGAATGCCTGCATAGCCGTTTACATCATCATTAAGATTAAAACCTGTAACCCAGCTAAGCCAGTTACCGCCTTTAATATGCACTCTGTACTTAATCTTACCTTTTGTTACTTTGATTGCAATATCTGTAATTGCTTTGCCTTTTAAACCTGCGTAATCTTCAAGATTTTTTACTTCGGGCAGCCAAACACCGTCACAGCGCACTCTGTAGAAAATATCCGGTTTGGTTATTTTTCCTTTGTCTTTATCGTCTTCTTTTTTGCTGTTGAAAACGCTTTCGTTAAATATGATGTTCGTATCAATATTTTTGCCGTAACCGCTTACTCTGCCTGTTGAACTATTCTGCCATATATCACAGTTTAATTCATTTACGGAGTTATATTGTGCAAGCCAGATACTGTACTTTTTCTTTAATTTATCGTAATCGAGATAATTATTAAACCAATTCAGATTAGCATACACACCTGCTCTGTAGTTACTTTTCTTGATCGTTTCGCAAAAGCGTTCCGCAATTTCTGTAAGTTTTGCTTTGCCGAGTTTAGTTTGTGAATTATCTTCCAAATCATAATAAATCGGCATATCAAGAGATTTGTTATTAATGCATTCAAGGCAAGCCTTTGCCTCTTTTCCCGCATCGTTCACACTGTCAGCATAGCTGTACCAATACACTCCGATTTTTAAATTTGCGCTTTTGGCATTTTTGTAATGGCTTTCAAACATACTGTCTTTTTGCGATACTTCTCTGCCGTATCCTGCCCTTATTATTACAGCTTTTATGCCGTCATTTTTCATTTTGTTGAAGTCGATGTTCTGCTGAAATTCCGAAACATCAACACAAGTTACTTTTGCCATAATCAACCCTCCCAAACTGCCATAATAGCGTTGTAGTACTCCTCCCTTAGCTCTGATTAATCTTTACCCAACTGTCCCAAGTAGTTGCCGATGATGAATATCTAATCCACAACGCACTACTTGTTATGTATATTTGACTCCAGTTATACTCACCAGATGACAAGCATATCAACATACCTTTTGCCGTTTCAGGAATGTTAGCGGTTGAGGTAGTACATCTGTATACTCCTATTTCTCTTGTATTGCAGTCAGATATTCCACCCACTCCGTCTCTATTTCTTGTGCCTTGCGTGTTTGAAAAATTCTCAAATCCCAATGACGGTTGGTTTGCAATATTATGAGCGATAAAGCTGCTTGATATTGATATGTTTCGCCAATATGTTGGCAGTGTTTTATATCTGTTAAACAAATAGTCAGACAATATTTTTAAATTTACGGATGTCTGTGCTTTGATTTCAAGTCCTGTAATGTGAACAGTACACGAGCTGTAATATTTACCCGGATTAGCCGGAACCTCTGCACTGTCAATAATGACGCAGTCGCTAACCTTAGCATATTTCTCAATCATAGCCGCTGCGTATATAATTCTCAAGCCGTTAATAGTCGCCCTTGAATAATCGCCAAGCCTTACAGCATACCTGCTTGAATCAGAACAGCACGAGCTCAATGTAGCGTTCACATTGTCCCTTAGCACAAAAGCAGTACAAGTTTCCGTAAGCTCTTCAAGCGAGTTCCAATAGTGACATGTAACTATATCATTTCCGCCCGGCTCAATTCCCACATCGGTGTTATATACAATAATATCTTTCCAGTAACTGTCTGTTGTCAGATTTCTGATTCCAACACTTCCAAGTATTGCCGATTCGTTAAACAGTAACAGTCCGCTTGCTACCGTTTCGATGTTGTAGCTTTTTACACCATCAGCTAAACTTCCTGCAAGAATACCTGCCACACTGAAATTTTTAATTTTAATATTTTTCAGCGAAAGATTGTGAGTACGATTATAATGTATTCCGTATTTGCCGTTATTGACATTGATTGTAATGTTCCGTATGTAACTGTTTCGTGATATATATCCGAGATTAGGGCTTTCAACATTAAGTTCAAAAGCCGCCTTATCATTACAATTGCTTTCGATAATTGCTTGTGTATCGCCGTCTATATACATATCTTTTGCCAAAATCGGCTTTGTAATCTTATATGTTCCTTTTGGAATATATACAGGAAGTCCTAAGTCAACAGCTCTTTGTATTGCGTTCGTGTCATCTGCAATACCGTTTCCTATTGCTCCAAACATTTGCGGAGTGTTGCACAACAGCTTTGCACTTATCTTTTCATTGAATATCGTCATCAGTCTTTCATATATGTCTGCGCCGATACTATCATTTACAATTATTCCCTTGTTTAAATTAATCGTCACAACATTAGTTGAAATAGTTACAGCCGTACCGTCATTATCAAACACTCCTGAAATGCCAAATTGTACTTTACTCTTATTCTTCAGCACAGCCGAAGGAATTTTAATTGCAGCTGATAAATTATTGATTTCAACCACATCGCTATGAGTTTCGTCACTCAATCCGCAGAAGAAAGTAGCCGATACAACACTGCATTTTTCCCAGTCATCGCCGCCCCTAAAATTCAACTTGATTTCAGAATACTTATTCTCAGAACTAACCGGGTTAAATCCATCCGTTTTCTTTAAGGTGTTCTTATAAACAGAAAAGCAAATTGTATTCACATTATCACCTCTTATATAATTGTAAAAATTATATCCCCCTAAAACAACCCCACCGCAAGAGTTAAATAATCCATTGCGGTGGTAATTAATTTACTTTATTTTGTTTTGATATTTTTTCAAAGCCGTTTTCGCATTCTCCCAACTTCCGTAAATTCTCGTCAATTGAGTAACAAGTTCTCTTGTGCGCTGCCTGTCATTGCCTGTAGATGCCTCTATATATTCGCCCCACAGTTTATCTGTTCTGCTTGTGCTTCTCATAGCACTCTTTATCTCCTTTTTTGTTTTTCCTCCTTTTTCTATAAGATAATTTTCAATCATACTATAGTTTTCAGTATCACCGTTAATCAGGGCGTCAAATAAATCAGAATACCTGTACATAACAAGTTCATTTTCCTCACTTGTATCATCAAATACAGATGTACTTCCCGTTTCATCATCAGACTTTGATTCATTAATCTTATTGATTACAAATTCAGCGCCTTTTTCGTTAAACCCATTGTCAATAAGCTCCTGTTTTCGGTCCTCGTTATCTTCAATTTCAGACACAAGCTTAGCCTCGCTTTTAATAAATCTATCAATAGCTTTTTGCACATCTTTACTGTCAAAACCACAGTCAATAACCTTTTGCCTGTATTTTTCGTAGTCAGCAAGATTGCCGTTAGCTTTTGCCACACCCGCCTCTTCAATATCATCGTCAGCCGAAAGCGCAGTAACAATTTTGCTTTTTATGTAATCAGTAGCCTCACTTTCTGTTTTACCCTTTTCTTCTATAAGAATTTCTTTCCACATATTTTCGTAATGCTCCGCTCTTGTATCATTGCCGCTCTTTTTGTCTTCAACTATGTAATAGTGCAGGTAATCAGTATTCACATTACCCTTGTTATCGGTAATAATTCTTCCGTTTGTTAAATCTTTACTATAAGCCATAGCTGATGTTATAAGACGAGCAGCATTAGTCACAGGTACACCCACACAATCAAAAAACACTTTCACAAACTCCCAATATTTACCGCTTGTAATGTTTTGAATCATATCATTAATTGAATCAACGCTCATTACCTGCAATCCGTAAAATGTCTTGTCCTTGTCAATTGCACTGCTTACCGCATCATACAGATAATCACCCATTGCAAAGCTGCCGAATATACCGTTTAATACTTCATTAATGTAGCTAAACCCAATATTTTTCGCAGATATATTACCCTCATCATCACATACATCATCCCAATGGTGATAAAGCAATAAGAAAGCAAGTGTCGAAAGAAAGCCATTAAGCAAATGTGAGCAAAAAGCACCGGAACAGCACGAAACAAATTTTAACACTGCGGCTTTTTTAGCAGCTTTGCTTTCTGCCGTACTGTTAATCTTATCATCAGCCATTCTTGCTTTCATCTCAAAGAATGAATCAAATATTGTATTACCGATTGCCATATTTTGAGAGCGGAAGGCATTAAGCGACAGTCGCCTTAAATTCTTGTTCCTCAAGTACTGTGGCTTTGATGTAACCATGTTGTTCGGCTGGGTTTCGTCAATACACTTCTCAAACTGTCTTGCAACCTCTCTGTAAAAAGCGTCAGTCCCCTTTTTAAGGTCAGTGGTCTGCTCAACATGCAGCTCTGCCGCATACAGTAAACTTGAAACCACTCTGTTATCCATTTTGCTGACAATATCAAGAAATCCCATACCTTTGCTTGTCAAACTCATTTCTTTGCTAAGTTCGCCGATTACAGTACCGTTGCCCTCTTTTCTATACCATAAATACGATGTGTACTTGTCATATAAATCAACATCAACCTTGTTTCTAAATAAATTCATAGCCGCAAGCGACACATTCTTAGCGCCAAAGTATCTGTTAGCAAGAGGAAATGCAGAAACCTGCTTTATCATAGAGCCAAAGTTAAAGGCAATCTTCATTCCCATAAAATTGCTCTGAATTTTATCAAGAAAAGTATTATCTATGGTGTCTGCTCTCTGCTGTAAATCTCCGATCAGCTTATCTATATAATGCTCAGCAGTCACGCCATATCTGTCCTTTATCGTGCTGTGCAGCGTCTGAGTTCCGTCAGAATAGTTATATACCTTTTTGAAATTTTCAATCGGTATCACCATACCGCAGTATTCGCTGACTTCCTTCACTTGTTTAACATATTTCCTAAGTGCGTCATCGATAACAATAGGTGTGGAAGACCATTCTCGCTTTTTGGTAAACCCTCTGCTCTTAAGCCTTGTATCATAAGATTCTGTTTCAAGCACCTTTTCGTATTTACCTGCGTCACCGTACACCTGCAACGGGTAATAATTCTTAACAGTCGCAATTTTCATTCCGTACTTAGCCATACTCACTTCGTTAATTTCTTGCTTAAGTGTTTGATTATACACCTCACTAATAGCCGAGGCAAGCTCCATAAGCACTTTATTCTTTTCTACATAACTCTCAATGTTTTGTAAATCGCTTGCTGTAAATCTTACCTTGTTAGGATGTTCTTTTGCAGTCCTTTTAAGTTTCATGTTATCCAACTCAAAGTTAGGCAATACAGTGAAATGTTTTGCTTTATTACCATAGCTTTCATCTGTACCACCCAAAAGATGAATATGTCCGCTTTTCTGCCTGTCGGTAAGATATATTGCAAGAAGTACGCCCTGCGTAATCGGCACACGCCTACCGGTTTCTACATCCCTAAAATCAAACTCTTTCACATCCTCATTCTGAATTTTTTTAACTTCATCAGAATATTTGATTGTTACCTCTTTAATTCTGCTTATTGCCTCGTGCTGTAATGCAATAGCGTGATTTTCTCCTTTATGCAGGTCGCTGAACATCTTATATATAATACTGTCATCGTTATAATTACTAAGCATTCTGCCATAACGCACAGGGTCAAGATGAGTAGTTATATAACTTTTCCCAAGCTGCTTAAACGGTGCGGCAACTACATTTCTCATCTTAGAGTAATCTGTTATCGACTTATTGTTTTTTACCTCTTCAATAGCCGTATTTGCAAGTGCCATAAAGTTCTGTTTTCTGCCGTCAACAATAATCTGCACTGCATCCCTAAGAGATTCGTCAAGCATTTTCATTGTATCATATATGGCACTTAATTCATGTGAAGTTAAAGTATATATGTTTTGACCTTCCAACATTTCAGCAAGATTTTTGAGTTGTTTATTTACCGGTTCTTTATAACTTATACTTTCAATATCAATAAAAGTATTTTGAGGTTTTTCTTTTTCTTTTTTCTCCAAATCTGTAGAAGGAGTCGGTTCCGGTTTCATATTATTATATTCTTTGGCAAGTTCAGCAACGCTCTCACCGACTTCTTTAATTCTGTTCCATTCACCGAAGTATCCGGGTGTAGCGTTCTTAGCGTCTTTAACGGTAAAACAACTAAGCACATCAATAATAGGTCCTTTTAAATTATCCGGTATATATTCATTATTTTTAGCCTTGCCGTCAAGCCTTTTCGTTAGTCTGTCACACATTCTTCCGAGTTTATGCAAATATTCAGTCTTATTTCTTCCCTCGTTATACTCCTCTCTTATTGTCTTATAGTGGCTTGCAATAATCGCCTTTTGTGCTTCAATAATTTTATTGCTGTATGCATTTTTGTTTTTTTCTACTCTAACCTTACTTTTTTCTTTATTAAGTCGAGAAAACAATTCTCTTGAATGTTCAACTCGTTTGCGATGCTCCTCTTTTTTCTCTTGACTTAATTTAGCATTTCTCTTCCACAGTTCAGTATTTCTTTCCTTTGCCTCCTTAAGTTCTTGCCTATATTGCTTATTTTTAGCTTCCGCAATTTCAGTAGCTATATTAATTGCCTCTTTCTGCGAAGTTTCAATTTCTTTAATCAACTTTTTGTCTGCTTTCGTATCAGCCTTAAGTTTTTCTGCCTTTGCATTTATAATCTTAGAGGCACATTCAAAAGCCATTTGAATCGCAGCCGTTTCCGGAGTTTCATAAAATGAATTTTCCCCCTCAAAATACGGGTTCTTATATTTAGGCTTTAACACATTATTTACAAGGTCCTCAAGCCATAAGTATCCCATATCACCGTCAGCGTTTTCATTAAGTAAGTAAGGATAATTTTCTTCAATATGCGTAATTACATCTTCAATATAATATCCTTTTCCGCTTTCCTTGTTTTTAACTACAACATATGTTTTGCCAAACATCTTTTTGCGGTAGTTTGCTACCGAACCGTAGTCTTCCTCAATTTGCTGTACATCTCTCGGTTTTATAAGCAGTACTTTGCCTTGGAGCATATCAAGTACAAACTCTCGTTCTTCACGCATAAGAGTTGTGTCATACTCACCGCTAAGCAAAATACCGCCCTTGCAGTCATTTACAAATTCTTCAAATAAATCTGTAAAATTCGCATCTTTCTTTCCTATGCTGTCAACAAAATTCTTAAGTTGACTTGCAAGCTCTTTCTTGTAATTAGGGTTATACTTGCCTTTTATACCGTATGTCTGCATTATACTTCCGGCAATTCTTAGATATTCTTTCTCATCAAGTTTTACATTCTTTCCCTGTGCAAGTCCGCTCTTTGCAGTTTGTGCCGCACTTTTATATATTTTCGCTACTGCTATTACAGGATTTTTTTCAACTGCCTTGTCAAAGTCAATTCCCTGCGGTGTGCTTTCATCATCAAGCCAATCATTAATGGTATCATCTGTTGCGTACTTTATGTCGGAAACGTTATCATTTTCTTTTATATTGACTTTGTTATCCTCATGTGCTAATATTTTATAGGAAGCTGTACCACTAAGCGTTTCGGACGTTTGCGAGAGGGATTTATTTTCACTTGGCGTAGTGGCAAGGCTTTCTTTATTTTTGCCTGAATACATAGTTTGAAGTGTTAAATCGTGATGCTTTGCTGAAACATATGTCACAGCTGTTGTTTTACCATTAATGGTTTTTACAAATATAATTACAGGCTTATTTTCAAACTTTTTATCTCCTAAATATATTTTATCAGGATTAGTAATTATTTTAGCAAAATTCAAAAAGTCACTTTTAACAATTGCTCTTTGACCTCTCAAATTTTCTTTTATTTCATTGCCATGATCATATTTTAAAATTTTTCTTATTTCTGATGAGCGTAATACTAAATTATATCCTGAAATATTTAAACCTGTTTTGCTATATATAAATTCGCCTAATTTGGAAGAAATTTTACCTATATATATTTTCTTATTAATATCATTATTTAATGATTTTGTGATAAAATCTTCAAATTGTTCATTATCACGATATATCAATATATTTTTGCTTGACTGCCAATTTTCTTTTTCTTTATCAGAATATTTTTCTATACTTTTTTCATCCGCTGAATATTTCACATATTCATTATTAGCAAATACAACATCTTTCCTGTCAATGTCCGGACGGATGTTTTTTCTTTGCTCTGCATTGTAATCTCTTCTTGCAGAAACATCTCTTGCTTCTCTTTCTCCGGCAGTGTTATAATACATTGCCATTGCTTCTTCATCGCTGTATCCGAGATTTTTCCAGTATTCCAAATTACTTCCGTTCGCAAAATTTTCTATTCCCTGTATTGCGTGCTGAATTTCGTGAATAATCGCTTCTTTCTGCTCATCAATCGTATGCATCGGATTTAACATTATCACATTACCGTTTGAACTGTATACACCTCGATTAACCGAAGAAATATCGTAATAAACATCTACATTCTTTAGTTGCGGATACGCTTCAAAAAGTTTTGGATGATTTATTACATCACTCAATTTCACTCCTTTTCTGTACTCAATCATTTTTTCGTCAAGATTGTAGTATTCATTTTCCTCTGCTTTTGTTGCTGTATCATTTACAATCTTTTCTTCAAGCTCTGCACTTTTAACTTTCATTTTCGCAAGTTCAATTGCGGCAGCTCTGTTCTTTTCGATATCTGTTTTAAACTTTAATTCGCTGTTATCTATCTCAAATCGCCACTTGCCGTCATATCCCTTAAACCAACCCGTTTCCTTACGGATTTTCTCGGAATCTGTACCGTCCTTTTCAAGCTCCATAGCTTTCTCAAGTGCACTCTTGTCCGCAGTTTCTGCTTTCAATCCTCCCATGCTGTATTTGATATCATTGCTACTTTCGTCATTTTTCGTATTGACATTATTTTCACTTTGAGATATACTGTTAGTGACGAAGTTGGGGTTTATGTGCGAGCTCCTCTTGCCTTTGGCATTTGAGAGCACGTCGCCGTACCCAACTTCGTTTATTTTATTTATATCGTAAAGTATATTTCGCCCATCTTTAGACTTTGCAATATTTAATGTTACCGAGTATATTTTACCATACTTATCCATTACAAAAGCATTTCTAAATTCCCATCCGTTTTCATCTAACCATTGATGTGAATGTTCTGCATTTTCATTTTCCTTTTCTGAAATATTTATTACTTCATCAGAATGAACGATTACTAACTTACTGTTTCTGTCTGACTTTCTTGATAATTTATCAATAACTTTATGACTGTTGTTAGCACCATTTTTGGTTACTCGTTCATTTGGCTTTGCAAATTCTATAATTTCTTCTTTACCATTCTCGTCAAATGTTAAAAACTTTTTTCCTATAAGATGTTTTGAAATAAAATTTCTAAAAGTTTTACCCCAATTGCGTGGTGGAATCCCTTTAAATATGTTTGTATCAAGAACAACCACCTTATCATATATTTCACCTGAAACCTTATTTTTTACATTTTCTTTAATTGAATACTTAACATCTCCACTCTCAACACCCTCAGCGGTGTTATTTTTTTGCTCATTTGTAATTACTTCTTCACTTTTTGCCTTAATGTTATCCGCTGCATTGCTGAACATCTCCGCAAGTTTGTCAAGTGCCTCAACATCCTTAACAAATGTTTTGGCCGCTTCGTTAGTGGTATGAGTGAGTATAAAATTCTTAATCTTGCCGGCAAGGTTTTTAATAGCATTTGCGAGCTTGTCCAAAATGCTTTCTTCGGCCTTTGCAACTTGTAGCGCCTTTTTCATTGCGCTTTCATCGCCTGCTATTGCCATAATAGAATTACATACTATTTCTTCAAGACAATCTTCCCTCGTACTCACCTTGTCTTTATAAAGCGACTCAACCCTGTCAATCATCTTATTTACATCATTTCCTTTAGCAAAAAGATAATCAACCACAAAATTTCTGATTAGCGCATAATCTTTCGGACTTTCCCTGCGAAACGAATGCATGCTTTCGTGCATTGCAACAGGTAAAATATAATTGCCGTCAAGGCTTGCTCTTATGTATATTTTACCGTTTCTAAAATCAATTCTTCCGTTTTCGTCCATATCGGCAGTGAGTATAATCTCCTTGCCTGTCATTTCACTTAATTTTTCAAGTGCAAGTCTTGTACCCTCATCAAGGTTTACCGTTTCCTCGGCACTCTTCTCAACATACACATTAGCCTTTACATTTGAACTTCTGTCTATTCTCGCAAGTTTTTCTTCATTGTTGAAGAATAAATCAGAATCTTTATTGCCCGCCTCAACCGCAAGCATTGCTCTCTGCGGACCGATTGCGTCAATATATTTCCCGTAATATTTCATTGCGGCTACTCTGTTATAACGGGCTCCCATTTTTCCCGCTTCGTATAACTGTGTAAATGTATCTATATAATTATTAATATCGCTTTCTTTGCCTTTAAAATTAACATAATCGCCGTATTCCTGCACAAGCGTGCCCGCACCGTTTGTATCAAAGTTTTTCGCAGCATTCATAAGACTTTGATATTCCGGAAGATTAAAAGTCAAACTGTCTGCATTATATACCCTGCCGTCATCAGCAATAACACGCACCTTATTATCCGCTTCTCCGTAATATCTCGCACTGCTTTCAAATCCTACAATAACAACACTCTTGCCTTTATTGTCTGTTGCCGTAATGCCGTTTTTATGACTGTTGCCAAAGTTATATTTTATATGTTCTGTAATCTCTTCCTTGCTTACAGTGTTGATATTCTCTTCATTTGCGGTAACTCCGTCATTTTTTACATCAGTGTTCTCACTAATCGTATTTTTTAAACTTTCAGCACCGATAAGCTTCATAAGGTTGCCAACATCAACGCTGTTTACCTTGTAGTTCTTGTTGCCGCTCATTTTCTTTTCAATTGATTTTGCAATACTGACAGCCTTTTCACTACCGCTGTTTTTTGCTTGTTCCAAAAGCAGATTAATGTCAAAGTTCTCATCTGACATAACCTCTTTGCCAATCTCTTCCGCACTCTTTTTCATATCAATATTGGTGTTTATTTTGCCTTTGGCATAACTTATGCCGCTTACCGAACCGCCAAGCACACCGCCACTTACCGCACCGCCTGCTGCATCAAGTAACACCTGTTTTCCAAAATTCTCTGCACATTTTGCTGTTGCTTCCTCTTTTGTGTAACCCTCATCAATGTACCCCTGGTATTCAAGTGCTATAGATGACATATTACCGTTAATAATACAGTCTGTCATAGTATTTGTAATAGTGGTTAATCCCTCCTCGCTTGCTTCCGTAAACATCTGCTTTCCTGCATTTTTTAAAACACTTTTCAAGCTGTCGGGACTTACCGCTTCAAATGCTTTTAAATTTTCAATACTGAATTTTTCGAAAAATGCTTCTGCAATACCTGCCGCAACACCGGTCATAAGTGCATTAGAGGCTTTACCTGTATTTTCATATGCGTCTTTTGCCGCTGCTGTTCCTGCCTCTGTCGAAAGCAAAACCATTTGCAGACCTGTACCGACACCGGGTACAAGATTGAGCGGTAAGGTTGCCGCAAAATCAGCAAGGCTCATACCTGTTTGATATAAAAATGACGCAACCTTGCCGGCAGTTTCATTCCCGATATCCGCACCTATTTTGTCAGATACCGTGCTTCTTACAGTATTAACCCTTGCCGCTGCGGTATCATATGTATTAATCCATTGATACTCTCCTGTAACATTTTCCGCAATACCCGCACCAATATACTTAAAAGCGTCACCTACAGAGCCAACGGCATTATCAAGTACACTCCACGCACTCGCACCTACAGGATTGTTCATTGCGTCCTGTTGAATTTTCTGCAAGTTTTCAATAGATGCCTGCTCCTGCATAGCTCTGTCATAATAAGTGTATAATGCTTTCGGATCATATCCCTCGTTTGCAAGATTGTTAAAGTTCTCAACAATTCTTTGTTCCTGCTCAGGAGTGTATTTATTTCCGCTTTTTAAATCAATTCTCACAGCCTCATCATTATCAGACTTTCTCTGTTCAGAGTTTTTCTGATAAGCATAATACTGCTGTACAATACTCCTTACCCTTGCGTCACCCTCAATAATATCCTTAGTCTTTTCTTCGTATTCCTTTTTTCTCGCACTGCTTTTGTACTTATTGTAATTTGTGTTAGCTTCACTTATTAAATCTTCAAGTTTGTTGCTTGCCACACCGCCGTTTCCTTGCACATCAGCCTTAATAGAATTTAAATAATTATAATCAGCAGAGGCTTTATCAGCCTCTTTTTTGTAATCCTCAGGTGTTGCATACTGTTCGGCTTGCTTTTCGAGCCATTCCCTTTCGTCACTGCTTACATACTGAGCGTGCTTCATATACCCCTCGTATGTCTTAGGAGTATCCTTATACTTTTCAGAATAATACTTATTTCTTTCGTTTATTGCTGTAATTCTCGCCTGTTCGCTAATTTTATATGGCAAAGTTTTCTGTTCTAAAGCAATTTCATCTCGCTGTATCTGCAATTTTCCATACTTATTGGCATATTTTCCATACTCAATTCCGCCCTCATCAACTTCTTTCATTTTGTTAAGTAAATTGTCTTGAGCCTTTGACAAATATACCATTTCGGCATTATTCTCATTGTATTTCTTCTTTAAGTCATCCGCTGTCGCATACTGTGCAGCTTGTTCTTCAAGCCAACGCTTTTCATCATCACCTACATATGCAGCATGATTCATGTACCCCTCATAAGTTTTTGGAGTATCCTTATACTTCTGTGTATAATATTCGTTTCGTTCCGACTGCTTGTTTATGCTTTTAATTTGATTTTCAACAATATTGTTACGAACAGTAAACAGTTTCTCTGCACCGGGTAAATATGCAGGTGCATTCTTTTCAAGAGTGTAATGTTTTACTCCGTTGGAATCTTTCGTTCCATTTGGCACAATACTTAAATTACTGTCTTCGTTCTGTACATGATTAAGATTTGTACTGAAAAAATTATTTCTCTGCTTCGCAGGACTTTGATATTTACCTGTCACTATATCTCTAAGCTTTTGATTAAGTCTTTCACTCTCTGTCTTATCAATATTACTAATCATTTTTTCCTCCTATATGTTAATTCCCAATTTGGCAGCAATATACGCTACATCATCTTTAGATATATGGCCCTTATCAAAACCAATCTCAAGCTGCTTTTTCGTGAACGCCTCGTTTGCATACGATACATTTCCGTTTTTATCTTCTTTCTTCAAATAAGCATTAATAAAACTTTCTGCAATACCGTTATTGTACTTTTCATCATCTGATGTAACGCCAATCTTATTGTATAAATAATCTCTTTCGTCACTGTTAATTCTTCCTGCCTCAAGTGCTCCGTCAATGTACGCCTTAGAGTATGTCACATAGTTGTTAATGCCTTTCTCATCATATTTGTCCCCGTCTTCCTTAAAGTCATTCTCCGTAACACCCATAGCAGCAAATACCGCCTCGGCATTTCTCGTTTTTCCCTTGTTCTCATCAGCCTTTTGCATTTCACTCACTCTCGCAAGCCAGTTGTTATATGCGTCCTCGGATTTTGCATATTCTATTTTCCTGTTATTTTCAGCTTCCGCCTGTGCAATCTGGGCCTTACTGTCAGCACTTTGTGTGTTGTAAATGTATCTGCTGTTTTCAGCGTTTCTCTCGTCCTCAATTCTGTTCTGTTCAGCATTCAGCTTAGTTTCGTATATATTGTTGTTAAGCTCGTTAAGCTGTAAGTTGCTCTGTCTGTCTGCAACATATCTGTTATATAAAGCATTAAGTCTGTTTTTGTAGTCCTGTTCGGTATCTCTGCTTCTGCTGTAATTCGTACTGTCAAGCTGAGAATATATATTGCCTGTATTAGCAAGCCTGTTCTGTTCAGCGTTGTAGTCAAGCTGCGCCATCTGCTTGTAAGTCGGCACTGCGTCGCTCACATTCTCCATCTGCTTATTTGCAACCTCACCCGCCACTATATCCGCATAGCTCGGTTCATACCCGTTCGCAAGCTGTGCGGCTGTTTGTCTGCTTAACTGTACGCCCGTCTGCGTGTTGTCTTTGTACTGTTCAACATATTTTTGGTAGTCCTTGTCATTGCTCGTATTATAGTCAAATCCTCTGTTGCTAAGCCAGCTGTTAATAGCTGTATCAATCTTATCACCGTAAGAACCACTGTATGTTCCGCTTTCCGTCGCCGCCTTTGCTGCATTGTCCTCAGCCACATCCAAATACTTCATATCTTTTCCCATATGTTATTCTCCCAATCATTCTGCAATTTACCGTTCAAATAATTATAATAAGCGTCATTCTGCCTTTTTGAACTGTCAATACTCGCCTGCGTATCAGCAGAAACATTATTGTGCTCATACTGCTGTTCTGCAAGGTTTCGTATATTACTCAAATTGCTTGCCGCTGCCGACATCTGAGCCTGCCACCTCGCAAGCTCATTTTGGAAGTTACTCATATCAAGGCCCTTGCTTGTGCTGTACTTATTTTCGTAATATGTCATAAAATCGTAGTCATCCTGCACCTTATCCCTGTATCTTTGATACTGTGCATTATCAAAGCCTTGCAATGTACTTATCTTATTAAGCGTATCCTCCTGCTGACTGCTCCAATTTTGATATGCACTGTTCTTAAGACTTGGTATTTTGTTTTGCAGCTCGTCCATAAAGTTGTTGTATTCTTTCTGTCCTGCCGCCTGAGCATATGAGTTTGTGTAGCCGCCTGTGTTTGCAGAGTACGAACCTTGCACATTCTCCTGCTGTACTTTTCCCTCACGCTTGTATTTATCGTTATACTGCTGATACTCAGAGCTGTCATCTGCGTTAAACTTAAATTCATTGTTCATATACTTGTCCGCAAGACTATTCAAAGTATCACTGTAGCTGCTCTTATATCCGCCGTCTATTCTGTTTTTGTACGAATTAGCATAATTATCCGCTTGCGCTCTTGCCTGCTTTGTAGGCGTGCTTTCCGCAAATGTGGGCGCATTGTTTGCAACATTGTTGTATGCTCTTGTAGCGTCATTCACGCTGTTTGCGTCATAAATGTTATATGCCACTCTCATCGTCCCCTTTCGTGCTTATATTCTTCAAAAAGTCCTCGCTCATATTATCCGTATCAAGACTGTAAAGCACTCCCGTAAGCGCCTCGTAAAGGTCTGCAATGTAATTCCTCAGCACACCCGGATCATTGCTCGCAGGCGGAGGGTCAATTCTAAGCACTGCCATTATCTCACCGCACTTCCTTTCTGATATGTAATGTTAATGCCGTATATCTCACAATACCCCACACCTTCGATTTTAAGTCTTAAAAATTCAGCTCTCCTAAGCGGCACAGGTATCACCCTCGGCTTTTTCTCATCGTAATATATCCTATACAGCTCGCTCCATTCGCCGCTTTCGCTAAACCTCGCAAGCACTCTTACCTTCGTGTCCTTTTCAGGCTTAATCCCTATTGCAACCTTGCTTATAAACTTCGTGTCAAAGTCGCTGTCATACATATCTCCGGTTTCGCAGAACCACTCAAAACTGTTTTCAATTTCAAGTTTCTGCTTAGTCAAATATGTCTGCAACAGTGTTACATCTCTTGCGTCAATACTGTTGTCATCATTAACATCAGTTGTTTCAATCTGACTTTGCTTTAGTTCTTTCTCAGCTGCTATATAATCTTTAAGTAACTGCAAATCATCAGCAGTTACCACACCGTCATCATCAACATCGCCGTATATTCTGCCTGTACCGTCTTCAAACTCTTTTCCGCACTTTTTTGTATCGTAATACATAATGTTGTCAAGCAAGCTGTTTTCGCTCTCAACACACACAATATAGTTATTCTCATCATTCACATAGTACATCGTATCATTATATGTCGCTGTACAAAGCATTCTCGTATCGTCTTCCTTGTGCCATAAACCTTTCTGCACATCAAAGCAAAACATCTCGTTTCCACCCTTAATGTTTTCAAGACTTACATAGTATTTGCTCTTGTGCTTTCCTGCCACAGCGTTTCTGTACTTTTCGTTTCCAAACGCACTTTCCGAAATCAACACAGCCGTACCGCCTGAGTATTGTGCAATTCCGTTTTTCGCTTTATACAGCAGATAATCTCCCATATTCACTACGCTTTGCCTGCTGCCTTTCTCAACTCCGCTAACCCTGTATGTTGTAAGAGTAAAATTAGATGGCTTTGTGCCATATATTTTCAGTGCGTAATTCTCCTTAAAGAAAATAACAGAACTGTTCATCTTTGCAATTCCTGTAAATTCACCCTCAACCCCCACAGTCAGCGCAAAGCTGTCCGTTGCTATGCCGTCACTGTACGCATACCAGTTTTCACAGTCACCGAGCTTGCAGGCATATATCTCATTACTCTTACTTGAACATCCCCACAGTCTGTTGTCAATTTCCATTATCATGCCGGTTTCCAAATCAGGCATAATTCTCTCAACATTAATTATTCCGCAGTATGGTACACTTGAATCAATACTTGCCTTAATCACAATATAATCGTTAGCCACATCATACAATTTAAAAAATTTGTTATTCAGCGTATCAACATAGCTTGTACCAATGTCCCATTCTGCTTCGCCTACATTGTGCTCTATACCGGATATTTTCACAAAATCGCCGACTTTAAGTCCTGCCCCGATTTTATCAGCACTTATTTTCAAGTAATAGCTTGCAATTTCTGTAAAATGTTTCAACTTGTTATTATAATACTGCGTATTTGTTTCTTCACTTGTGCACATCCATAATTTACTCGGCACACTTTTACATTCCTCAATCGTATCGCCTACTTCAATTTTGCTTATAAACTCTGCATAGTTTGCTCCGCCTTCCTTTCCTTTTTGCTCACTGCTGTCCGCAAAATTAATGTAAGCCGCAATCGACATCACCTTTTTTCTTGGCTTAACGCTTGTGTTAAGCGCAATTTTGTCAATCGAACAATAAAAGCCGTAATACTCGCTGTCCTGCGCAGCCTTGCATTGTATTCCATTATTATGCACTTCAATATCCGTTACAGCGCCGCTGCTAAGGTTTACATACTTTTTATCAGGAAAAATCAATACATTGTTGCCGTATTGGACAAGTTGATGTTCTATTTTTGTATCATACTCATATCCCTTAATCTCAATAAGTCTGCCGTTGTTGCACAAATAGCCTCTGCTGTCAAGGTAAATAAGTCCGTCATTAGCGCATATCACATTACTTACAATCCTTGCACTTTCTCTCGCAGTAACTCTTGCCCTGTTCTTCCTCGGCGAAAGAATCGGAAAATTGTCACCGCTCATATTCTTCATATCCTTAAATTCCGTATACAAAGTAGTGCTTGATGTAGACACTCTCGAAAATCCTGTATTGCTTGTCCTGTTTAAACCTTTAAATACAGTTATCTCACTTGTCGCTCTCCTTACATTGTTAAGCTCCGGCAACATTCCTTTCACCCCTTACATATAATATCTGTTATACCTTGTCTGCCTGTGCGTTCTGTACCAATAGCTTGTAAAGTCATTTAGCAGGTCTTTATACACTATACTGTCATTCACATATCTTTCGCTGTCCTCGTACTGTAAATCAATCATACTTGCACAAAACGCCTCGTATATTCCGTCATAAGGCGCAGGCACAAGCAGCTCTTTTCCTCTGTCCGTCTGCAAATCATACTTTCCGTACTCTCTTGCAATCTCATTGCCGCCCTCTCTGTTTGCTGCAACATTCAAAACAATGTACATCTCAACCTTATTTATATCTGCAATAATCTGCTCATCACTCACCGCATAATCTCTCTTGAGCCTTTTCACATTGTCAATTACCTGTTCAATAGTCATCAATATCACCCCATACGCAAAACGGACGATAGCCACCGCCACCGTCCGTTTTACTATTATTAGAGATTTCCAAATGGAACTTGTTGTTAAATTCTTTCCTCGGCAATAGCGTCCTCTGCTTCCTTTGCTCTTTTGCTCTGAATGCCGAGTGCAATCGCCTGCTGTTCTTTAGCGTTGTCGATAATTTCCTTTGCCTTTTTTGGAATAGTCACCGTCTGACCCTTTGGAATAATCGACTGCACGCCGTTAATGTTAAGCTCAAGGTTCTTGTTGCTCTTTAGTGAGCCCATGTCAATGTGAGCCTCAACTATCTCCTCTGCCTCTTCGTTTGCCTTTTTCACAAGACCTAAAAGTCTTTTTTCTTCGGTTTTTTCCCTGTCATCGGCTTCAAGTTTTTCAGCGTCCCTCTGTGTCTGCTTAGTAAGCAGAGCAATCGTTGCTTTCATTTCCTCCTGCTGAGCAAGAATACTGTCAAGCTGTGACTTGTCAATCTCAATCTTCTCACCCTCGGCAGTAACCTTTTCCGCTGCTTTAGTTGCCATCACTCTCACTCCTTACGCTGTAATTTTTGTTGTGCTGAGCTTGCTCGCACTCTCAATTCTCACCATGCAGGTCTGTGCAATAATGCCAATGCCATGTGTGCACTTCCAACCCTGCGTAGCTCGCTGGTCGAGCGGGTCAGTAGCACCGCCTGAGCCGAGCGGCTTAATAATGGTCTTCATACCCTCGCCCTCAATCTCAAGCACCTCGTACGCCTCTTTACCGAGCAAGAGTGTGCTGTAAACATCAATGCCCTCAGCACCTGCTTTCTTGAACACACAAGACATATTCGACTTCACAAAACGAATGTTGCCAATCATACCGATTTCGCCTTTAAAAATTCTCTCAGTTGCCGAGTATTTTGTAACCTCGATAAAGTCTTTAGAACGCATAAGGTCATACTTTACATTCGGGTGAATAATCGCTACAAAACTGTCGCCAATCGGCTCGGCATTCTGCATTTCAAGGTAGTTTAATCCTCTGTAAAGCACATCAACCGTAAGGGTAGACAGCTTAGTAATACCCTTTCGTGTGGTTACCTCGGTTTCTGTACCGTCACTTGCAACCGCAGGTGCGTAAATAACCGATGTACCTGTGTTAAGTGCCGCTGCGTCAATCTCCTCGAGTGTTCTGCCGCTCTGACTTGCAAGCTCTTCTGCGTCATGCACAAGAATATCATCACGGCTTGCAAACTGTGCAAAATCGGTCACAGGAGTGTACGCACCGTACTGGTTTACCGGAATTTCAATGTAATAGAAATTCATCTGATTACCCGGAGGTGTAACACCCTCGGTAAGCGGTGTAGTTGCAGTCGGGTACGGTGTAAGACCTCTGATGTTTACAATACCGCCGTTATGTTTTGGGAATGTTTCCCTCTTGCCAAACTGAGCGTGCACCAGCTTTTCCTGATGGTTTTTCAGAAACACTCTGTTGTAAAACACCGCCTTTTCGGGTGTAAAATCATTGCCGCTTGTTTCCTCAGTGTTACCGTATGCGTTCACCACATAGCCGTTTGAGCGGTTCACACCACCTGCGTCTACCGTAACATCAAAGAGATTTAATTTAATTTCAATAAACTTTTTCATATCCGTTCCTTTCCCGAAACGGCGTCTTATCTCGGAATATGTGCCGTTCCGTTCTTAATGTTCTCTACGAGCGTATCAAATTCACTGTCGCTCATATCTTTTACACTCTTCGCCACAGCTCTTGAACTTCTCTGATTAACATTCTCGCTTATTCTGTTAGCATTAGCCTGCATATGTTTTGTTGCGGCATTCATCGCAGCTTTAGCTGTTCTGTTCACCATTTGCTGCCTCAGTTCATCAGCGTGCGCCATCTCATACGCGAATGTTGTGTCAAACACTTCATCATTTTTGCCTGTGGACTTATTTTTCTCCGTATTTCTCTTAGCAATAAAATCAAGCGCAGCCGTAAATGCAGGATTATTCATCTCTTCCTGCAAATTAAAATCAGGGTAAGTTTCTCTTGTTTTCAGCGCCATGTTTTGCAGTCTTGTATCAAGCTCTGCCATCGCCTTTTCCTGTCTTAATCTGTTAAGCTCTTCCTTGGTTTCATTTACTTCTTTGTCGCTGAAATACTTATCCTGCAGTTCTTCGGCAGTCATACCGCTGCCAAGTGCTTTTTCGCTAAAGTAGCTCGAATCACCCTTTACAGCCTCAAGTAAAGCATTAGTATCGTTGCTGTCAATATTATATTTGTTCGCAATAATACTCAAAATCTCATTGTCGGTACTTACTTGATTTTTAAGCGTGTCAATCTGATTTTTCGCTTTAGAAAATCTCTCAGAAAATGAAGTGTTCATCTTCTTGCCAAACTGGTCTTTGTACTTGCCTTTAATCAGACTTTCAAATTCCTCGTCAAGATTTTCCGCCTGCTGTCTTTCTGTACTTTCAGCCGCAGGTTCTTCCCCTTCCTTGTAGCCGTAAGCATTCTGATAGCTCTCAAGCAAATCATCACTAAGCCCGAGCCTCTGCGCTTTAGCTTTGGTTTCCTGCTTTATTTCAGTTTCCTGTGTGCCTGTGGTAGCACCGCTGCCATTACCTGCCCCTTCTCCGTTTCCGTCTGCTGTTCCTGCACCTTCACCGTCAAAAAGGTTAATAATGACCTTCGTATATTTTTCCATAAGTTTCTCCATTCTCTCGTCTTTCCGAGGTGTCCTACCGTCTTTCCGGCGTGCCGGGCGATAAGCTCCACTCACTCTCACCATTATATTTTAATTATAATATTTCGCTGTTTTTAAAAACAACCCCACCGTTTTTAATTTCAATCTCGTCACGATAGTTTTCCTTAAACATCTCAAGGCCTGTCATAATCGCCTCAATCTTCTGTCTTAACTTAAGCTCAAATACCATTCTTTCGCATACGCATTTAATTTTCACATCGCCGTACTCGTATACAATCTCAGGTTCTTCAAGTCTTGCCTCTGTGTCTTTAACAATCTGTACAAGCGTGCTCACAAGTGCACTTACACTCACGCACACATCGTGCGTACAGTGACCCTTGCATTCAAATTCAAAAATTGCTGTGCTCGGCTGCTCAAAATCAAACTCTATCTGCGTCTTTATCTCTGTCATACCGCTGCACCTCCATTCATAACCGCATTATTCCGAGCCTGCATAGGATTTTGATTTACTGCCTCTTTGTTTGCAAGCATTTCACTCATCATCTGATTTTTGTTGTATAGCTCCTGAACCGTCTGCTCAAGCGTCTGATTTTTCTTTATCATTTCCTCTACTTTTGTCTTCCCCTCAAAGCTCATACCCTCAAGAGCAATCAGCGCAGAATCTGCATTCTGCGGATTAAAAAATCCGAGCTTGTAAAGGTCCATCATCATTTCATTGCTTGCAGCCGTCGCAAACGGGCTCGCTTTCTGCGCTTTTACTTTAATGTCAAAAATCGGCATACGGTCAAATATCTGTCCGCTTTCATCTGTCTGCTGTTTCATAAGCTGCGAGTTGTCAAAATCAATGTACTCTGTCTTGTTGTCCTCTCCCGTAATTCTGTAAAATCTCGGTAGAGTGTAAAACTGCCTCATCAATTCAATAATGCAACTGCAAATTTCTGTAAATATATGATAACCGCTCTTATTAATATCCCTGCTTATCTTTCCGCCTGCCTCTTGCAGTGCCGCAATAGCCGAACCCGATGTCACACCCGCACTGCCTGCGCCGTTGCTTGCGTCATTTGTACCCGTAGTTTCCTTGATTTCGTTAATAAGCGCATTATACATATTGAGCGCACCTGCCGCAATGTCTTTGGTTTCAAACGGCTTTGTTGCGTTCTCAACACTCTGCGCCTCAATAAAATCCTTACTCAAATCGTTTAAGTCAGCAATATTAAGTCCTGCATTTGAATTAATAATGCTCCTCGTCTGCGAATTAACTTTTATGTTCTTTAAAATATCCCTTTTAAGTTCATCAAGATTGCTCTGACAGCTCCTGCAAATGTCAACAAATGAAAATCCTGCCGGAGTATCCCTCAGCTTAAACAAAGGATCAAGGAAAAACGGATAAAGCCCATGGTTATACAAACCGTTCTGATACTTTTCAGGCTCATTCTCCGTAGCCTCAAGTACCTTTTCCCCGCAAAACTTCACAAAGTGCAGTACGCCGTTTTTCTTGTAGTACCAGTCTATAACCGCTGCTTTTCCGTTTTCTTTGTTGTTGTTGTCATAAGTTCTGTAATTCTCAAGTCCCATTGTACTTGAGCTTACATCTTCAAGCTGTGGATACATCTCCTTGACTTCCTCAAGGTCATAAAGCCGCACATAAAACACATTTCTGCTGTCCTGTATATCCTCAATAAACGGCTCCCAAAAAAGGCTCAGAATATCTGCCTTGCAAATTTCTACATCGCCGACGCCATTATCTTTTTTTCCGTTCCATACTACCGCATACGCACCTGTACCGCCAACAAGTTTATCAGTATTCACCTCACTGTAAACTTGCAAAAATCCGTTGCGCTCAAGTACACACGGCATTACGCTGTTAAGTATCTTAGCCGTTTCCTCGTCATCTCTCGCTCTCGGCAAGAAAACAGGTTCGGGAAAATTGTCCATCAGGTCTGCATGTTTGTTCATAATCACATTAAGCGTCTGACCTCCCATGCGTTTCGGAATCAGTTCATTTCTTATACTGCCGTCCTCACTTTTGTACTTCTTCGGTTTATCGTTATCTGTGTAAAGCAAATTGTATGTATCAAAATTGTTCTTGTACCGCACATCATAGCTCTTCTTACTCGCTATGTAGTCATTAAGTACACTTCTCGCCTTTGCAATCTCTTCGCTGCCAATCGCCTTTGCACTGCCCTGAGCCGCTGCTTCATCGGTTTCATCGTCTGCACCGCCATTTGCCACTGCATTAATGTCCCTACTTTTTACTACCGCATTAAAACTTTTCTTTGGGTGCACACCCTCCGCCTCAGCCGAGTATGTGCGAATCGGCATAATAACGCCGTTCTCATCTCTCTTTACTTCCATTTTCTCCTCCTTATTTCCTAAAAAATATTACTTCTGTCAAGCGGATCAAACGCAGGTACTTGCTCAAGTGCGTTCCTGCGTGGATTAATAACATTCATCATCATCGCATATCTCGCCTCATCATATTGGTGGTCCTCTCCGTCCGTATCAATGTCCTCAACATATTTTTCAGAGTACACAAGGTTCGGTATAGTGCGTATAAACTCTCTGCAGCTCTTGAAAATGTAGTACATCGCAACGCCGTCATTATCAAACGCAAGGCGGTAGTGGAATTGCATAAGTCCTGCTATCCGCTCATTGTCCCCACGCTCCCAGTAAACGCCGTATTTAGCCATACTTGCCGCAATGCTTGCACCGCTGCCGTTGTCCGCAAATATTGCAGGGTCAGCAACACCCATTATTTTCCTGCCCTTAAGATTTTCATCGTTCTGCTCAATCTCTCTTATCTCCTGCGCCAGCTTGTCAAAATTCTTTTTAAGTCCTGTATTCGGGCTGTTTTTCGCACAGCCGTAGTATTCTCGTATGCGGTAATACCGTCCGTCATTGTCCACAGCGTGCCACCCGACCGAAAAGGGTCTTGTATATCCCCAGTCAAAACTGCGTATAATCTTCCAGCCCCAGGGGATTTTAAAGTCATTAATCACATGCGTAAATCGCCTGTCATTGTAATGCTGCGGATCGTCCGTAAACTCAGTAAATACCTGCCCTTCAAAGCTGTCCCAACTGCCGTAAAGGAGTGCGTTCCTTTCCGCCTCGGGGCGGTCTGCAAGCCTCTTGAGGTACATAGGGTCATTTTCAAGCAATTTCTTATTATCAAACACGCTTGACGGCACGAATACCTTTGACTGCCAGTAGCTTTTTAGCGTGCCATCGGGCTGCTTTACCGCTAACTTTTTCCAAATTGTCGAAAAAGGTTTGCCGGCAGTAACAAATTCTTTCTTAACCCAACCGTGCCCCACACCTCCGGGGTTGCCTGTTGCCCGTACATACACCCTTGTGCCCGGACCGCTTGCTCTGTTTCGTGATTTCAAATAGCTGTACTCTTCAAAAGTAAATTGTGTCAACTCGTCAAAGCCGATAAAATCATACTGCAATCCCTGATATTTAAACTTGTCCTGCGTGCGAAAAAGCGAACCAAACTGCACTTTTGCGCCGCTCGGAAATGTAAATGTGTGCTTCGTGTCATTAAATTTAACATCTGCACAAAGCTGTGTGTAATAATATCTTGCACGCTCAATCAACTGCTCAAGTTCGGGCACTGTCTTTCTCAAAATAAGTCCTCTGTAATTGCCCACATTCACCTGCCGCACTGCCTCAATCACAAGATAGTCCGATTTTCCACCTCCTGCCGCACCTCCGTAAAAGCCCTCGTCCTCGCCTCGGCTCAGCATAAGCCGCTGCTTAGGCTGCGGCGTCCAAATTTTGTTTTTAATCATTCAAAATATCCTCCTCGGGTGGAGTGAGCAGCTGCATTTTGGGCAGCTCAATAATATTGATTTCCTTGTTGCTCTCCTCTTGCTCCGTACCTGCAAGCACCTGCTTAATGTTAAGCAAACTCTTCGATATTTCCGCTATACTTTTTGTGTCCACAAGCCCCTTGTAGATTTCTATATCCGTTTCCCTTGCGGTTTCCTCAATTTCTTCTGCCTGCCCTTTATCGTTAACGCCCTCTGTCTTTGTCTTTTTCGTTCTCACAGTTACTTTTTCACGCCTGTCAACTTCGTCAATAGCTCTGTTAATCTTTGCAATCAGCTTACTTGCTGCCGAGCACACACGCTCAATGTCGCTTACGGTCTTTCGCACATTCTTGTCGTTGAGCTTTTTCGCCACCTTGTCCGCTGCTTTCTTGTGCTGTTTGCGCTTTTCCGCTGCCCATTTTTCTTTTACACTCTTTTTCTGCACAGCAGAGGCACTCACACCGTATTTTTTCGCAATATTTGCAAGACTTATTTCGCCCGTTACATATTCAGCTTTGATTTTTTTCCAATCAATTCTCTTTTGATCACTCATCTGCACCACTTTCTTTTTTGCTTTTTGCTCAAATTTAACTACATCTACTTAAATTTTAAAGCAATCTGCGACCAAATCAACCCCACCGCCCTGCTATCCTCTTATCACACGCAACCATTCAAATCCGTCGCACACATATTTCATAAATTTATCATTCTAATAGCGTAGCTATTAATTTTCAACTTAAAACCAACAAAATCAAGCATAATTTTAAACATTAATTTAAGCGTGCGAAATAAATCACACGCTTTTCTCATTCTTTGTATCTTTCTTCATTCATTTTTGCAATGCAGCACCCACGCCAGCATTTGCAGTTGCAGAAATTAACTTCATATTCTTGCCGCTGCTTTTTCGTTTCAAATTCAAGTGTGAGCTTAACAACTTCCTCACAAAACCCCTCACATTTTATTCTCATATCCCCACTTTTGCAAAAAAACGGGCAAATTGCTTTTGTACTCTTGTCAACCATTTTGTTTTCCTCCCTGCACCAATAAGCCGTCCGCAGACAGCTTGTTTATGAAATATCAAATTTTTCGTACGCAAGTGGCAAAAAAGCAAAGTACCAGCTTGCACCTGTTATCTCGTTGTAATTGTAGTTCTCATCGTCCTTGAGCATAAAACAGCCGTCAGGAATTTTTATCATTTCACCACGCTCAAGTTTCTTAATCTCCCTGCGCCCTGCCTCTTTTACAGTAACATCAGGCTTTTTAAGACATCTCGCTGTCCTTATCCTCTTTTCTCCGGCCACATCTTTTGTTATGTACTCTGCAAGTTTTTCATAATATCCGCTCTGATACAGTGCAGTAAAGTTTATTCCGTCATACTCCCAATATTTCTCTACAAACTCAAGAGCCTCACGCTCAACAATAATGTGCATATGCCAGTTCTTTCCCAGCTTTCCACACTCCGTAAACGATATGTACTTAAACTTTTTTCCAATTTTGCGAAAAGCGTCACGCATTTTTCTTTTCCATTTGCTTGCAATCTTTTCGAATTTATCTTCCGTAAGCTCCGCCCTTGGCACGCTCAGTCTGACAAAATAGTCACCGCTTGTAAAATTGCAAAGTATAAGCCTCTGCATATTTTTGATTGCTCGCATTCTGTTAGCTCTTTTTTGCTTTTCGGGTGTAAGACTTTGATTTATTTTTCTGCCCCCGTAATTTTCCCCGATTTTGCGAAAGGATCTGTAATATTCAATTTCAGTGAGCGGACCACTTTTTATAGTTCTTTTGTATGTAAACATTATATTATATATCCTTTCTCAAAGTTCGTCACTTAAATAATTGCTTTAGCAGGAAAGTCAAGCGGCTCAATGGCCGCTTTTTTTCTTTCCGTTACATCTCAATTTTCGCTCTGTTTTATCTCACCATATGCGTCCTTATACGTTTTCAGCTGTCCGCTCAGGTATATGTTCTGTTCAATCGCCTTGCACAAGTTCACTTCATTGCTGCTGTATGTATCATTAAGATTCTTAAGATTTCCATACACAAGGTTCAATTTTTCTCTGTACTTTCTGCAAGCCTTTACAGCTTTTTCTTTTTCATCTGCGAGCTTTTGTGCCTCTTCCGACATTTCATCCATCAACTTGTCCCTGTGAGTAATGCAGCTTTTCAAGTTTTCTATCTCTTCCTTTGTTTCCCTTTTATCAATTCTGTGAATTCCATAAAAGATAAAAGAATAAGCCGCAAATACTGCAATTACAATAACCCCGTACATTCTCTAACCCACCTTTCTATAAACGCACTTAATCGCCTTAATCTGATTATCAGTAAGATTAACAATGTCCTCTCTTGAAACGCCTACAAACATCACCGTTCCCTTGTAAACCTCGCCTGTATACTTGTTCTCAAGATTATCCTTGCCGCTGCCCGAATAAATCATCTTAATTCTGCCTTTAAGCAAGTCCTTGTTTTTGAGTTTCTCACTCCTCAAAAAGTTCTCAATCTCAACCCTGTCAATCATCTCAACCATACCTCTAATCTCGTCCTTGTAGCCGAGCGGCTCTGCGTACTTGAAAACCAGTACCTTTTCCTCTGCCATCGTTTTTATTCCGTCCTTTCTTCCTGTATATTTTCCCCAGCAGTTGCACACCACTCCTCTGCTCCTCGCTGAGCAGCGAGTAAAATGCCTGCAATTCTCACAGCTTTTCATCTTCACTGTCCGCCTTTAGCTTTATGTACTTAAGCAGTACAGCCGAGGCCTCCTCCCAGCCATAGCAAACAAGCGCCAAATTGCCCTGCTCTCTCAGTCTCTTTATCCATTTTCGCTGCTTTTCAGTCGCTTTGTTGTTGCCCACCTTGAGTTCAATGTAAAGTGCGTGAAATTTTCCTCTTGCAACTGGCAAACACAAATCCGGTACACCTGCACGCACTCCTTGACGCTTAAGATTAAAAGCCTCTTTTTGATTTCTCTTGCCACCATTTGGTACATGATACAGCAAGTCAAGCTGCGGATAAGTATTTCTCGCATACGCAACCCAGTTGAATAGCTTAATCTGCTCATACGCCTCATTTGTCATTCTTGATATTCCTCCTTAAGCCATTTTGCAATAATCACAAATATCAGTATCCATTGCGCCGAGGATAAAATCTGTCATCTGTTTAATACCCAATTTCCTGATTCTTTCAATGTTCGTCATCGCTCAAGCTCCTTTCATTTATCATATTCATAACCTTAAGGCTGTCGGCTTGCATTATATGCTCATTAACAATCATTTTCTCTGTTTTAGTAACCTTGAAATACTCACCACACAAATTCAGAATATTCTGAATACATTTCTCAACATTGTCCGCCTGTAATTCCATTCCGTATACAGATTTCAACGATGTAGTGTAGTCTTTTCTCTTTTTGCAATTTGCAAACTTGCGCTTTAAAATTTCGATTATAAAAACTCCCTCACCACAGCAGGGTTCAAGGAAAGTCCGTTCAGGCTTAAAAGTTTCGGGCGGCAGCATATCAAGCATTTGGTTCACTGTTTCAACCGATGTAAAAACCTCTCCAAATTTTTGTATTCGCTCTTTTTTTGTAAGAGTTGTGCTATTATTCATCAAGTATCACCTCTAAATCGTCAAGATAATCAGCTACAATGCCGTACGCAAGCAGCATTCCCTCGCTTATGTAATAATGCTTGTCTTTTCGGCTTTTGCTGTTGTTAAGACTGTCCAACTTGTCCTGCTCGCTTTCTATGCGTTCAGATATTTCTGTTTTTAGTTCCTCGAGTGTCATTGTTTCGCTCCTTTTTTCTCTCCTCAATTCTTTTCTTGTGTTCTGCTTCTCTCTGTATCATAGCGTTATATTCTTCCTCGCCGATAATTTCCTTGAAACAGCTTTCGCAGTACTCCAATCTAAAGCCTGTCCACAATTATAGCAATAGTTAGGTTTGCCGTCTTTGACGAGAAAATTACAAACAGGGCATTGGTAGTCCGTCCATTTCCATTCCTTGTACTTCGGCATAGGAATCGGATCTTGCGAGTGCAAGCAATTATATTCTACTGCTTCTCTAATACTATCTCTATTGCAACTTGAGCGTGTGCATATTTTTAGCCGTTTTGGTATTTGCTTTTCAACCGCTTCTTTAAGCGTCATTCCTATTGTGAGTTCACACTCTTTCATTGCCTGTTCGACGCCGTTTTTTACATCTTTGTAAAAACTCTCTTCTGACATTTCACACACCGTATTACTGCCGTCAACTTCGATAATATGCTTAACTGTTTCGGCATTTTGTTTTGAATTAAAGTATATCGTGTTTACACTACCGTCTGCGAACGGTATATCCAACGCATAATCACCGCATACCTCACGAATTTTTAATTCTTTTTCAGACATTATTTTCATCTCCCACCCAACCTGGATTGTCGAAAATATTGCCGATAACTTCAATATTTTTTGAATAACAACATCTTCCTAATCCCTGATAGAATGAATCACACATAATTGCAAATTCAGTTTCATCGACATCGTACTGAACAACTCCGTAGCCGTCACCGTCCGAGCGACCAGAAAAATCAATGATATCTCCTTCAAAAATTTTTGTGCCGTTCTTGTCAGTCAAGCCTGTGTACTGTCCAATGGTTTTGAGGATAATCGGGTAAGCTGTATTTTCATCATTAGGTTGTATAATGTGGTACTGCCCCCACATTATTGTCAATAAACCTTCGACCCACGCATCATTATCTACTCTCTTACCTCTGAATAATATTTCTCTCATCTATATTCTCCTTTTATTGTTCAGTATCGCATATTTCCTCTGAGCTTGCTTAATTCTCGCAGTTCTGCAGTCCTTACAAATGTCATTGCTTTTTCGTTCATAAAAGGTAATTCCACACCTTTTGCAGAATTGTGGTTCTATTCTATTAAATGATGTGCAGCTGTCACAGTCTTTTTCGTTTGCCGTGCAGCCTTTGACGCTGTCCCAGTGTGTGCAATATTCCTTCTGCCAGAAATCTGCGTACTCACTCTCAACATTTGAGTTCTCTTTCGCAACACATTTAATTTCACCTGCAAGCATAGATAACAAGACTTTTACCTTCTCCTTGTCCTCATCAGACATAAACCTCTTGTATTTAATCGTCCTGTCCGGAAGATTATCGCCAAACTGACCATTGCCAATGTATGCTCTTACCTTATCAAGCCTTTCAGTCAAGTAATAGTCAAATACTCGACCTCTGATAGCTTTAACAGATTTGCTAAGCACATCTGACATTTCTTCATACTTATAGCCTGATTTAATCATTTCACCAAGCTTCTTAAATTCTTCAGCCATCCACTTTATGTGATTATTTGCCTTAACTGGTCGCTCCTTAATATCAACGTCTAATATTCTTCTCTGTATTGCTCCTTCCGTTCTATTAAGCAGTATCGATAATTCTCTATAGCTATATTTATGTTCAGCAAGAAATTTCTTAAGTCGCTCATCTTCGACAGTAGTCCAAGGTGATGTAATAAATTTATAGCTGTGCCTTATATCAGTTCTTCGCTTTTTATCAACCCAATCAGGTTCTGCACCAAGATAATACTTTTCAAATTTGGAGAAATTCAAAAAGCTCTGATTCTTGTATGCCCATTCCCAAAATTCATCAATATAAACTACCTCAAACTTTTCTTTCTGCCTGCAAATCGTATGTAAAGGAAGACCTCTATTTTGTGCCCAAGAAATTTTGATGTAACCTCCGCTACTTCGATTACTATAAACAGCTTCGCTCAAATATGATAAAGTTACATATCTTTCTCCACAGCTCAGAAAAGTTCCAAGCTTTAATTTATTAACTTTGTTAAGTACCGAATAAACAGAGCGTGATAAATGTTTTGTAATGTTTTTTACACTAACATTTCCCCACGCATTCCGTAAGTAATCAACCTCTTCCTGCGTCCAGTTCCTTCTCATTTTTTACCTGCCTTTTTCTTTTTTCCTGCTTTCTCGCTGTCCCACAATTCAGATATAATCTTTCCTGCACGCACTAAAGCTGTGTATTCGCCGTAGCTGTAATATGTGTTATGTATTTTGTTATACTTAGCAATCTCAAGACATACCAAATCAAGATGATCAAGTTTTTTCTGTTTCATATCATTTCTCCTTAAATACCAAAAGAGCAGCCGCACCTGCTCTGCAGTAACATTATGCAAGTCAGTATTATATTTTAGGAAGAATAATCAACGAAAGTTGTACTTTCTGATATATAGTAAAGCCGTGCGGAGCTTACTAACTTAATTAAAAGCCTTCATTCATCAAAAGCTTTTCTACGCACAACGATAAGAATTTGCTTACCGTTATGCCGTCTTGTAGCTTACAATTAAGCACCTTTTCCCAGTGTTCAAGATTTTGAGAAGATGTATAGTTGATTGCATGTCTTATTGATCTCTCAACTCGTGAACCCGTCGAAGCAACTTCATTTGCAACATCTTCATACAATTTGCAAAAACTTATATCTTCGCAAGCATTTGTAAGTTCATACAACTTACAAATAGCTATGGTCGAATAGTTGTATCCGTTTAAATTTGGAGTAATTCCGAGTGTAAGCAACAATTTCTTTGCTCTCTTAATAGTTTTTTCCATTTTGATTTCACCTCTTGATTTTTATAAAACTTATTGCTATAATAAATATGTAGATTTGGCAATAAGCCTTACTTGAGCGTTGATCACTGCCCTGTGTCAACGCTCTTTTTTTATGTTTCCGCCTCTTGCAACAATCAAATGCTGCCTTTTGCCCATATTTGTATCAACTGTTTCAACAAGTTCTACAGATACCATTAGGTTTCCTTTCTGACTTCTGCGGTATATAACTGCATTAATCTTGTCAAAACGCTTTTCGAGCACATTTGTTAGTTTTAAAATAACCGGCTCTTCTTTTATAAAAGCTTCTTTAATCTCCGCTGCTGTCATTGCTTTCCTCCACAGGCTCAAATACATCCGCTGTCACATACTTAAAACATCCGTCATAAATCAAAAATCTTATGTCATATCCTTGTTTGTTTTGAGCTCTAAAGCGACATACATCATATACTTCAAAGACTTCTGATATATCTTCTTTACATCTGACTTTAAACATATGTACTCCTGTTAAGTTCTTATTGCTTAAGTTCTTATTGCGTACTTACAGCACTTAATAAACTTCTTGCAGTTCTTGACAACACGCTTAAATCCGACTGCCTTGTTGCAAAGTTTGTGGTTGTCAAGGCTCTCTTTAGTTTCAGCTACATAGTTTAGTATGTCTTCAAGCCTTTCGGCCGTCACTGTATCAAGTCCCTGCAATGTCATTACCTCGCCGTCCTTGATATTAATAAGTATATTTTCCATTACTCAACCACCATCCCGCAAAGTTCCATTAGGTCCACGCTTACCTCAAACTCAACAAATTCTTTATCGACCTTCACCGATAACCTACAGCACATCTCGTCCTCATAGTCAGGGTAACATCTCCTGTACAGTGTAGCCGTTATAAACTCATCATCGTTCTTGTATCTAAGCACTGCTTTGTCATTACGCAATTCAAACTTGCAGTCCTCTGCACTTTTTGCCATAGCAAAGTAATCCTCATTGTCTTTTTCGTATTCACTGCCAGCATAGGTCTTTACAAGCTTATACATACTCTCTTTTGTAATAATTGCAATTCTCATAATTAATAATCTCCTTAATTGTTTATTCGTCGCATACCTTTCGTGATTTAAAAAGGTCCGCCATCGGTATGCCGAACTTTTTAGCAAACCTGCTCAACTCCTCAACCGTAAACTTACCCGGGTCCTCAAGCCTTGTGCGATATGTCCCCTCCGAGCAGTGAGCCACAAGTGCCTGCCCTTTTCGGTCAATCTCTCTTATTTCCGATTCATACTGAATGTTTGCAATAAGCAGCCTTTTCATTTTATCCTCCGGCTTTTTAAGTGGTCTTGGCATTCTCTCCGCCTCCTTATTCTATTTTCTTGCCTCCCCTCTTTTTATGTGCTACTATATTACTGAAAGGAGGTGTAAATATGCGTAATTATGAAATCGATAAATTTGCAGCCAACACTGCAAAAGAAATTGTTGTTGCAATGGCTTCAACCTTTAATTTTCCTGCTGATGCAGAAAGTGGAAAAGCCGTTTCAGAGTTTTATTCCGAAATTTTCAACGGTATTGCTGAAACACTCGGTAACTCAAATTTGGATACAACAAATCTCTAAAGAGTAGTAAACTCTTTTAATGCTCTGACGACCTCGGGAAGAACTTCCACTTCTTCCTTTGTAGGTCGTTTTTCATTTGCCACTCTTTCAATAAAATTTACAAGTGAATCAATCACTTTTGCAGCCTGTTCACCTTTCATTATTCCACCTCCTTATGCCGGCTGTTCTGCTTTTTCAAATTGGTAGTCCTTTTACTGATGATAGATGTTAATGTAGAGATAACCGGAACCTTAACCGGTATAAAAAATTAAGAGAAAACTTTACATTTAACTCTATCTGCAATTTGCACAGGTAAAAAAATTGGGAACAAGTATCGACGAAAGGACCGTTGATGCTTGTTTTTTTATCTCAAAAATAATTCTGCCCTTTTGTTAATATCTGTAATATTAAGACATTCGCAAATTTTTATTGCCTCAGATAAAGTAAATTCAGATTTTCCTGTTATCTTAGATGAGAGCGAATTTTGTGTAATTTCAAGTTCTTCTGCCAGCCTTACTTGTGTATATCCGGCTTTTTTTATTTCTTCTTTTAATTTTACCGAATTGATATTAGCCACCTCCTTATGCTGGTTGTCTGAAAACATTAGGATCAATATCAAGAAGAACACAGAAATTAATCATCTCATCTGCAAGCATTTTACTTTTACCGCTCAAAATGCGAGAAACTCTGTCTTCAGTAATCCCCATTTTATCAGCCATTGTTTTTTGTTTTATTCCTAAATCTGTCATTTTGTCATTAATAACATCAATAACATAAGATTTCGCTTTCATTTTTCTACTCCTTTCTTAATTTTTAAGATTGTAGCTTTATTATATTCTTAAATTCTAAGATTGTCAATAGCTTTTTTAAAAAATTTCTTAAAAATTAAGAAAAATATATTGACTTTTCTTTTATATGAAAATATAATATATTTATAACAAAAAATAAGATAGAAAGGAGTACAATATGTCGAAAGAATACATCTCATCTGTTTTAAAAAATCTTAGAACCAAAAGTGGATTGACTGCTGAAGAAGTTGGAAACCTTATTGGTAAGAGTGGCAAAACAGTAAATGGTTGGGAAAACGGTAGAAGTCAGCCTGATGCAGAATTACTTTTACAACTATGTGATATATATAAAGTAAATAACATTTTAGATACTTTTATAGAAAACCGTCAATCAATAAAGCCTTTAGTAGTTAAAGATACTATTCTAACCACTCACGAAAAAGAAGTTATAACCGCATACAGGTCAAAGCCCGAAATGCAGCAGGCAGTTGACCGACTTCTCGGAGTAGAAGAAAATAAAGTTGTAGGACAAGTTTTTCGTGCTGCTTGTAACGGCAAAAATCCGGAGTACATTACACTTACGGATGAACAGCGTAAAAAACTTGAAGAGGCACCGTCAACTGATGAATTGTAGGAGGTGAACGGATTGTTTTACGGAGCATATAAAAATGTCAGAAATTCCGCATGGCAATGTTTAATTGATTTTAAAATTAACTCTTTGCCTGTTGATGTTTTACAAATTGCAAAAACGGCAGATATTAAAGTTATTAAAAACAGTCTGATAAATGAATTAAAAGAATCTGAACTCGGTGCAGCTCTTTGTGACGGAGATAAATGGTACATAATATATGACGACACATTATCCTCATCACAAAAAAGATTTGTCGTGGCACACGAACTCGGTCATATTTTCTTGGGACACAGGCTCAAAAACGGTCACTTTATTCACGATAACTATAAGCTTGAAAAAGAAGCTAATTCTTTCGCATCAAAACTTCTCTCACCGGCATGTGTATTGTGGGGATTAGATTTACATTCAACAAATGAAATTTCAAAACAGTGTAACCTTACATCTCAACAAGCCGCTGCAAGAGCAAGACGAATGTCTGTTTTATATAAAAGGCAAATGTTCCTTAAAAGTGACATTGAAAAGAAAGTATATAAACTGTTTGAAGATTATATACAAAAAGAAATACACGCCTGTTAAACAAGCGTGCATAACGTAACCGCTAACGAGCGGTATATTTTTTAAATTTTGATGTGCAAATAATTAACAATTTTATTTATGGAGATATATAATGGAGTTGTCAACAGCTGTCTCTTATACACATCTCCGAGCC